TGTACCGGTGGGATGGTCGTTCCCTCAAGCCGACTGTTTTTCTGTTGGGACAGAATACGGATTGTATTCTGATACTGCTCAACGTAATATTGTTCAATTGTTTCTGACATAATATCCTCCAAAAAGGATCAACCTGTAGGTTAATAAAATTTGAAGGATTACCAGAACCAATCTGATCCTCCAGGCAACTTATTGCCTACAATGCAGACTTACCTGCAAGTAGTCAGATTCCCATAACGGGGATTGCCTGACAGATATTTCTTTGTCCAATACCGTCCTTTTTGGATAGCATCTTGGACATTATCAAGTGGGGTGCCTAAAAAGAGATGCTTTGGGTTTACACATCTGGGATTATCGCAACGATGCAAAACATTCATCCCTGCGGGAATTTCCCCATTGTGGATAACCCAAGACATCCTATGGGCCAACCAATAAATATTCCTAAACCATATCCTCCCATAACCTTTGGGAAGAGCATTTTTTGTCCATGCCCAACATCCGGCATCCTGGTCGACCTTAAACCCCCGATACAATCTCTCTTTTGGCGTAGCCCGTGGTCGTTTTCCTCTTTCGTCACGGTGCTTCCGATAATAGCGACGGTCGGTTTCTCTTCGCACCTGGATGTTAGTGCTTGGCATTTCAATACTCCAATTCGTCCACGTTTATTTTCCCTTCACGGAACAAAAGCCGCCGCATTTCAACATAATCAGCTTCCGACATCCAGCCCTCAACGGTCTTTCCGTCTTCCACCTGATACGCCACCTCATAACCGATGAAGGTCACACCGTCCTCATTCCTGACATTCTTTCGACGGCCCTTGCTTATTACCTTTATATCGGCCAGGTTGATCTTGTCAAGCCTTATGATCTTGCCGTTAACCTTTGGTGGCTTTGGCTCCGGGTGGAAACGTGGAGTCTTCTTTGAAGCCCTTTGACCCTTGTCCCATCGGCTGTAATCTTCCTCACTAACCGCTTCTCTCATTGTGCGTGCCATTCTTCTCTCCCTTATTTCGGGTACGCGGTTTGAAACAATCGTGCCATTTCCCCAACAGCCTCTTTATGCCCAGGGGCGTCCGGGTTCCAGTGAGCGTGCTTTTGATCTGCATTGATCTCCGCGATCCTGGCCTTGGCCGATTCAGCGCCTAAGACCCCGCCCTTGCCGTCCCCGATGATGTAGCCGTCCTCTTTCAGCATCTTGCCGACCTGGTAGGCGTACTTGAGCATCAGGGGGTGGTTCCCGACGCCTGATGAGTCCATGAGCGTCTTGAGCTGCGTCACTTCTTCAGCCGGGAGAAGGCGCTCAATGCCCCTGAGCCCCAACTCGACCCGACCGTCGAACTGATCACCCCAGGACTCTTGTAAGCCCGCAAGCTCGTTCTTCATGGTCTTCTGAGCTTCGTGGACCTGGCTAAACTGATTGTCATTCCAGGACTGCATGAGTTTCCCGGCTTGCGCCTTACTCAATCCGGCCTCATGGGCGGTTTTCCCAAACCAATCGACCATGCCCTCATCCCAGTTGACGCCGTCAGGCATCTCAGGCTTTACGAATTCGTAGCCTGCTATATCGTCCGGGCGCCCCATCTTTGTATGGAATTCGGTCCACTCTTCTGGTGTGGCGTCGTCTTTTGGGACCCGGACGGAACTGCCTATGAGCTTTTGGCCCTCCACGTAGCTTTTTGCGAGCCCACCAACGTCTTTGAAGCTCTCAAGGGATTTCTCACTCTTCAGGTCGTCCGGGAGGCCCGAACGCCAATCTTCTTGGCCGCCCTGGTCTTCTGTACCCTGACCATCACCGTCCCCTTGTTCTTCGCCCTGGCCGTTGCCCTCTTCTTCTGCCATCTCGTTCCCCTTTCGTGTTAAAGTTCAAATCCATCGTCTTCCGGGCTCCTGAATAAATCTTCCACCGCTTGTGGGTTTTTGCCTGTAAGAATTATGGCCTCTATCTCTTTAACGACATTCCGCTTGCCGAGGGCTATCCCAATCTTCGCCATCTCGATTTCCTCGATGGACCCGCAATAAGATCGCCGCATGTCCTTCAAGACGCGCCTACCATGTGGGCTCGTGAATGTCTTCAGGTAATCACCGAGCCGAGCCATGTATTCCTGTTGCTGCCTCTTTTGGAGGGCTTTAGAGTTTTCGACCATTTAGTTTGATGGCCCCCTTGGCGTGGCGGCTATGGCGATCGTCGGGATCATCTTCGGCACTAAAACACAATCGTATCGCTGGAGTACCTGATTGATCTCTGCCAGGCATTTCTTTTCTCTCAGCGCATCATCTCCAACGATTTCCTTGTGCTGCACCCCACCCTTTATCAACATCGGACCACCACTTGCTTTGTTCATCTTACGCTCCTTTCTCTCTTGGTATCTGCGTTGTTGTCTGCTATCCACCTAATTTCTCCATCATTTCCGGCGGAAGATCCTTAACGGCGCCCGCCCCATCTTTTGCCGCCTTCGCCATGAGCGCGGCCTGTTCAAGTTCCTCTTGTTTCTTTTGCGCTTCCGCTCTCGCCGTCCTGATTTCATTCTTTTCATCTTCCGAATTGATTAGCTTCGATGGATAGCCCATGACTTCCGCAACAAACACGGCGGTTTCATCGAGCTTAAAATTATCCATAATGTCCGGCTTGAGTTCAGCCATTCCGGCGGCAGCTTCGAGTGTGGAATTGATCGCCTCGATCTCCGCCACCCTTTGAGCTTTTGCCAGCGGGCTTTCATATTCGACCTTGACGTTCTCCGGGATTTCCACCGGAGGTTCCGGGAAGGCCCCGGACCTGTTGAGCATATTGAATGTCGTTTCGATGATACGATCCAGGCCATGGAACACGATATTACCGAACGTAGGGCCAAGAAGCTGTTGGGCCAACTGATACCGTCTCGCAACTTCATACGCCGTCATCTGACCTGTTTGGTCTCTCGGGGGAATGAATTTTACTTTGTCACCGTGGAAGATTTCCCGGATCGAGGCCTTAAGGTCCTCTTTTTTGACTCGGTTTTCTGAGAACTTGGCACCGGTGATGATAGGCTTAAGATCATTTTCCTTTTTGACGACCGTAAGCCCACCGGGTGTCAACCTTACCGATCCGATCACGCCTTGATCCACCATCGCCAACGGCGGGAGGATCGCCAACGCCCATTCTTTGAGGGCAAGCTCGCTGGCTTTGTGGATGGTCTTGATATCCGGTAACGCCGTCCACCCGGGCCCCCTGCCATAGCTCTCGCCGCTCTCTCTCCGCCAGGGTATGACAAAGTATCGGAAATCGTCATAGCCACCCGTACTCATGATGGTTTTCTTTCTGACGTCCACATTGTAACTCACGAACGGTTTTTGAGTCTTATGCTTCGCCCCGAACCAGTCGCGGGGGAAACAGGCATGGAGAAACAAATGCATCTTGGCGGGGTTCTTCTCAGCGTCCTTCTTCAGTTCAGCAGATACCGTGTCCGGCCAGCGTTCGATAGCTTCCTGTGCGCGAATCTCAAACTCTCTGAATAGTCCTTTGACCCTTCCGTCCCGGCCCTCCATGATGGCGTAGGACCCTGGTGGCATGGAAATGAAGTTGAAGCCGTTGAACCCGGCCTTTGTGATTTCATTCTCTTCCACGAACAGGGCACCGGTGCAGAAGGTTACAAGATCGTTCAAGACTTCGATCCATTCACCGGCGAAATTACTGTCTCGAAGGTAGCCGAACTGTATTTCTTTGCATTCTTCGAGCCATCCCTGGACATCCTTATCGTCTTTCAGGGCTCCGCCGACCTTGAGGCTGAACCAGTCCATGCCCATTGAGGTGAGATTACCGTGTATCCAGGCTGCCAGGTCTTCAGCGGCCATGGTTGCGGTTGAATCAAACATCTTCTGAGTGAGTTTGACCCCCGCTTCGACCTTGCCGACGATAGAGGCCTTCCGGAAGACGATATTGTCGGCGATCTCTTTCCACATCGTATCCCAAAGAGACCGGTCCTGTTTGAGATTATCGTTGATTTTGACTAATTCTTTTCCGTTCATATCACTGCCCCAATTTCGTCTTATTGCCCGTCAACTGCCCATACTTCGTTGTAGGTTCCCCGGATACCCCGAGGCCGCTTGTCAGGATCGTGGAGCTCCGGCCCTTACGTTTCCGGGCCAGGTCCCGTTCTTTCTTGGCCGCTTCTTCAGCCGCCCTTTTAACCTCCGGGCTGTCGTCTGTTGGAACGTCAGGGGGAGGTGTTGGAGCGTAATTCCCACCCCCGCCGAAACAAACAACGCTGAGCTCTATAATATTCATTTTACATCACCTCGAAGGCCGTTTCAGCAACCGGCGCCTTATCTCGTCTAACTACATTGGCACTGACCAGCTTCAGCAACACGTACTGAAGGGCATCGTGGACATGAGAGTATTTGTTCTTTGTGGGGATCTCCCGGAACGTGCCGGTCGTGCCTATCTCAGGGTACGAATAACCAGCGATAAAGCCGTTTATCAACCTAGTGCAAACCGGATCTATTAACAACCCGTCGATCTTCCCCAGTTGCCCCTCTACGCTCTCCTTACGGGCCGACCAGTTCTGTTCGGAGGACTGCACGTTGATTCCACATTCATCTCTCATTAACATTGAGTTACTGGTAAAACCCCCGTCTTTCTTCGAATATTTGTTCTCCCCTGCAGGATCCTGCCAATCTGTGTATTGAGCGCCAGGAAAGAGCATGTTGCATTCCACCTTAACCGCTTCCGCAAAATCAATGATTCCCATCTTGTCAGTGTGGAATTCTTTCATAACCTGAATATGGCCTGGTCTGGGCATTTGTATCAAGACGCAGGCCGGGCAATTGCCGGAGTTGTCCCAGCCCCTCCATAACGGTCCTTTCGCCCAGATCAACGGCCCTGACGCGACGTGAAGGTCTCGGCGGAATTTATTATAAACCAGCTTCCCCATGATCATGACACCGGGTTTTCCATCCACGTACATTGCAGACCAGTCGGGGTTGTCCCGATAATCGTTGATAAGGTCCTCGTAATAGGCTGGTCGAAGGTTTTTAGCGTTTTCCCGGGGAGGTTGCCAGAATCCAACATGATTAACCTTTGGCTCACCTTTGGGGATAGGTCCAGGAGGTGGGGTTTCCCAGGCAAAATCGGAATATGTGGGGTGTTCAACATCGGGAGGGTTGGTTGTTTCAACCCCGGCCCTTGTGACATACTGATCTGGGTGGGCCTCCATCTCTTCTCTGATTTGGTCGTCTGTGTAGTCTTTGAATTCGGGGATTGTTGCTCGAATGCATTTGGCCCAAGTTAGAAAATTCGGTTGTCGGCCTATCCTATTCTTGAGCATCCGCTTTATTTCGTCGGACACCTCGATAGACTCGTCAATCCAATAGCCGAAAACCTCCAGGCTCTTAAATTTCTTGACGTCTTGCGGCCTATCACAGGATCGAAACAGAAGCTCGACTTTAACACCATTTGCGTACCTGACGGTGTATTCCATATCGCCAGAGCGATAGTCGCCATTGGGAAACCAGCCATGATTAGGATCTTTGATTGTCTTGACTGTTGTGTCCATTAACTCACGGTAAGTGTTCCTAACAACTACCCATTTTGTATTATTTAGACCATACTTTTTAAAGAGAAAGTGGGGCAGGTAATAACAGACCTCCATTGTTGCGCCTGTCGTTTTCGCGCTACCCACAGGGCCTACGATGCAACGGATCTGACCCTTGGATTCATGGAACCGCTTGATCGTGGGAATGGGGTGGTATGGTTTTATTTCTGTTTTCTCAACCATTTATTTTTTCTCAATCGGATCCGGGGCCAATAGGGTTAGACCCCCGGAATGTTCAATATCATGTTTGTCCGGCCAACGCTTGCTCCTGCGGTTGCGGAGCCAGAACTCGACTGCCTTTGTGTCCGGGGGGATGAACTTGTTGACTTTCTTTGTAACGATCAATTTACCCTTGCCGGTCACCAGGTCTGGGGTGGCTGAAAGTTCCTTCGTGGTCTCAGAAAAACGAAAGCCCAAGGCACGGCGCCGCAGGCTTTTTTCAATCGCATCAGAGTCGTATTCGTCTTTCCCCGCGCGTATGGAGTCGTGAAATCCCGGATGTTTCTTCTTCCAAGTTTGGAGAGTTGCTACATCAACATCGAAGATCCTGGCCAATTTCTTATCCGTAAATCCGAATTCAGCGCAAAACTCAAACGCCTTCGCTGGATAATGATCTTGATAAACGGTTGGCCGGCCTGCTGGCATGATACATCCCCGCTAGAGGTGAGGCATTGAGGCTCCCCCGGTGGGAACCCCAATGCCAAGTGAAAGGAGTAAAGAATACCCCGCATTGTAAAAGAGTGATTTCTTAAATGTCAAGCTTTTTTTTGATTAAAACCCAATTCCCATCCCGATATGAAAGTTATTACCCACCGCCCCAGCCTCAATCCCAATCGTGATAGACTGCCAATAAACCCTGTATTCTTGTGGAATAAAATGAGTAATTACAGGGTGTAGAATCCCCGTGGTTAAAAAATATAGATCGACCTTGCCCTTGCTTGGCGCCCGCCCCAGGATAGGGTTGGTCTCATAAAATTCATTCCAATCCGCGCTCCGGGTCTGGAGCCAGTCCGCGCAATGGAGTGTTAGGTAAGTCCCCTCCAGTATCTTATCCGTCTTTGTCCACGGAT